ACGGGCGGCTCATGGCGCGTTAGCGCAATCCAGATCAGCGCAGGCGGCACTTTGTACGCAAAGCCGATCAACATCAGATGAGTTTTGGTATTCCTGTCCGTAATGGTTTGGGTGTTGGGCTATTAGCTTCGACATTTCTGTCGTCTTTGCGGATTGGCGGTCGGCCTGCTTTGTTTTTAAATTTTGTTAACACAACCGCGCTGGACAGCCGCATTACGTTTACGCGCACGACTACTGCAACCGTCACAGGCAGTAACGGCGCTATCCAAAGTTCTGCAATCAACGAACCCCGTTTTGATTACGATCCAGTTACGCTGGCATCAAGGGGTTTGCTGATTGAAGAACAGCGCATAAACTTGCTGCTTAACAGTCTTATTGACGGAACATCTTTGTCAACGCAGAGCGTCACGGTAGCGGCAGTTGCCCATACAATAAGTTTTTATGGTACGGGGACAATTACGTTGACGGGCGCGTCTGTTGCGACCGTAACAGGAACCGGCGTATACCCTAATCGTCGAACGCTAACTTTTACACCTATTGTGGGTATATTGGTTTGCACGGTAACAGGTTCAGTTCAATACGCGCAGCTTGAAGCAGGAGGGTTTGCAACCAGTTTCATTCCAACAGCGGGATCAGCGGGAACTCGCGCACCAGACGTAGCGCAGATCACTGGTACGAACTTCTCTAGCTGGTATAACCAGACTGAAGGAACGATTATAGCCAGTGCATCCACATTCTCCAACGCTGCTACGGATAAGTTTATTACTAATATTAATAATAACGGTTTTCCTAATCGCATTTTGATGAACTTTACCGCAACTCCTGTTTTTTCAGCATCACTTGTCTCTAACAGCGTCAGTCAAGTTTCGGGGACAAACGGCACAACAATAGCCCTGAACACACCCGTAAAAATGGGTTTTGCTACGATAGTAAATAACTTTGCTTTTTCACGAAGTGGCCTTGCACCAACGACTGATAATTTGGGCGTTATGCCGGTTACCGTTGACCGTCTTTGGATTGGTTCCGCGGTTTCAAGTGCTTTTTTGAATGGACATATGCGTTCTGTCACATACTACAACACACGCTTGCCAAACGCCACATTGCAGGCGCTTACAGTATGACCTATTACACTAACAAAAGGGCTTAAAAATGCCTACAGTTTATCTTTCACCTTTAGGCGGCGCAGCTAGTCAGTTTTTTGACAGCAACGGTGTTATTTTGTCCGGCGGCAAGCTGTATACTTACGCTGCTGGCACAACTACGCCGCAAACATCCTACACTAGTTCATCTGGCGCTACACCCCACGCGAACCCTATTATTCTGGACAGCGCAGGGCGTGTACCCGGCGGCGAAATATGGTTGACTAAAGGTTTGGCTTACAAATTTGGAGTTGAAACGTCTACGTCAATACTGATTGGCACATATGATAATATTACAGGAATAAACGACCTGTCTGGTGTAACACCTATCATATACAACGCAAACGGTAACGGATCACAAGTGGCTTTTTCATTGGCTACTGCGCCTATATCTGAAAACACTACTAACGCGTACATTAACGGTGTCTATCAACAAAAAAATACTTACAGCGTCGCGGGCGTGGCGGTTACTTTTTCAGAAGCCCCACCTCTTTCATCCACTGTTGAAATAAATTATTTTTAAGGGATCGTCATGGCACTTACTAAAGCCACCTATTCGATGATTAAGAGCGCGCCAAGCAACGTCGTGGATTTGGGCGCTGATAGCACTGGTGTGGGCGACAGCCTTTCCGCGTTTCAAATCGCCGGAGCAAGTGCAAGCAGCGTGTATATTCCTGACGGCACGTTTTCTATTTCTGCAAACATACCTTTGACGGTCGCGAAATCCTTCACCGGAAACGGAAAGAAAACACTTGTCCAGACCACGGCTGGTTTTGGCGCTACGCCCATATTTACATTGTCTCCGCCAGCATCAACCGATCCAAAAAACTGGCGCGTTTCTGATTTTGGCATCACCAATGCAGGGTCAGCTACATCCGTATTCAAAATTGATCTTGATGTGGCAAACAAATACGTCAGCAAACTTACTCTCAAGCGCATTATATCTAATGCAGCGGTTTCCACAGGTCGTTTCGTCGAATTGTCAAACGCTATCCCCAATCTTGACGGATTGTTTACCTCAGTTTTTGAGGACAACTGGTCTTACGGCGGATATTATTTAGATAATGTTGGCGACAGTGTTGTGCTTAACCGCAACACAACCACTGGTTCTGGCGTAGGTTATTATGTCAATCAACTAGGCACTGCTGCCAATATTGCAATCCGTGATGGTAACTGCACATCCGCTGGCGGTGGGCTAAACCAAGTTAAGGGCGCAAACCTTATCTTTGAAGGTATGCAAGTAGAATGCCCATCAGCATTTACTGGATCAAACAATGCTGCGGTGAGCGTTTATCGTCCTTCAGGTGGCTCCATCTATAACACCAAAATTCTGAACAACAGCATCAACACGCAAGGCAATCCGCTGTACTGCGTATATCTAAATTTTGCTGTGCAGACCATAATTGATGGAAATGAACTATATTGCGATACGGCCACCGGCGCGCATATATTTATTGATACTGATGCGCGGGACACAATAATTGGAAACAACAAATATTACAGCCGTACAACTGGTCTGGAAGTCTTACCTATCATCACCAACAATGGCATAGGAACTGTTGGCGTATGGAACGCTGCGGCCATTACACTTGCAGGCTGGACATCCCAAGGGACTCCAGCAGAAAATGCGCTTGGGTTCTTCAAAGACCGCGACGGCACAGTCCAGCTTCGTGGCCGTGTTGCTGGTGCTGCGGCTGCATCAGGAAGTGTTTTGTTTACGTTGCCAGTTGGGTTTCGGCCAAATGTTAAGGCATATCAAATTTCTGCGTTTGGGGCGGTTGCTTTTGTTCGCGGCGAAGTGATTATGCTGGTTGAATCAACTGGAACGGTCAAAATTCTTACAAACAACGCCACGTCGGTAGATCTCAATAATTTCGCTTTTAACACTCGATAAACCAAGATTGCCAGACCGCATCAAATGATGTAGTCTAGCCACCAACCGTACTGATGCGGCTCATCAGGAACTCTTTAAGGGTTAAACATGGACGATAATGTCTTTACCGAAGCGGATGCCTCCGCGCCAGAACTCGAAGCCACGGCAGCAATCGAGCCTGTAGAAAACACGACGCCGGAAGAGCAGTCTGCTGAACAGGAAGCATCTAAGTCCTTCTCCCAAGAAGAACTAGACGCCATCGTAGGCAAACGACTCGCAAGAGAGCAGCGTAAATGGGAACGCGAACAGGCTCAAAGAGCAGAGGAAATGCAGGCACGGCAGCAGCCGATCCACGACATAACCCCTGAACAATTTGAGACTTACGAGGATTACGCAGAGGTTTTGGCCGAGCGTAAAGCCGAAGAAATGCTGGCACGCCGTGAAAGGGATGGCCAGCAACGTGCAATGCTAGAGTCTTATCACGAACGTGAAGAGGCAGCGCGGGACAAGTATGATGACTTTGAACAAGTCGCATACAACCCCAACCTTCCAATTACCGACGCGATGGCAATGGCAATACAAGCGTCCGACATTGGCCCCGATGTGATTTATCACTTAGGTGTCAACACTAAAGATGCCCAGCGTATTTCGCGTCTAGACCCCATTTTGCAAGCTAGGGAAATTGGAATGATTGAGGCAAGGCTTTCAGCCGAACCTACATTCAAAAAAACATCTAACGCCCCTGCACCTATTGCTCCTGTCAATGCCCGCACCGCTGGTGCGCCGACATTTGATACGACAGACCCACGGTCAGTAAAGTCCATGAGTACGTCAGATTGGATTGAGGCAGAACGGCAACGTCAGGTCAAAAAGTATGAGGCACAACGCAACCGATAATTTAGGATTATTTCCATGAGTAACTCGATTTTAACCATCGACATGATCACGCGTAAGGCGCTTGAGATTCTCGAAAACAACCTTGTTTTGACACGTAACGTAAACCGCCAGTACGACGACAGCTTTGCTGTTGAAGGTGCTAAAATTGGCTCAACCCTGCGTATCCGTCTTCCAGACCGTGCGCTTGTAACTGACGGCGCAGCCCTTCAGGTACAGGATGACAACGAGCAGTTCACAACTCTTGCTGTTTCCACCCAGAAGCACATTGGCGTTAACTTCACCACTGCTGAATTGACGATGCAGTTGGATGACTTTGCTGACCGCGTTCTCAAGCCACGTATCTCGCAGCTTGCTGCCAGCATCGACGCTGACGTTGCTAACTCGTATCTGACCATCGGTAACACGGTCGGCACGCCCGGTACTACGCCATCGACTTCGGCTGTTCTTCTTGCTGCACAACAGAAGCTGAACGAAAACGCTGCTGTAATGTCGCCACGTTATGCAACTGTTAACCCAGCCGCTAACGCTGGATTGGTCGAAGGTCTGAAGGGTCTATTCAACCCAACCGACACGATCAGCAAGCAGT